AGGGTCAGGGGTGTCCGTGTGCTACTAAAAAACCGCCCCCCTTTGCTTGAATTGCATGGAGTGCATAAAGTCTGCAAATTCCACTCGTCATCTGTGCCCCCTGCCTGTCTGCTGATTATGTGATCAACTGAGTTGCCTTCACCACCACAATGCTGGCATGTGTACCCGTCACGTTGCAAGATACGTTCCCGAATGCGTCGCCACTGGCTTGTGCTGCCATTGTCTCTGAGTGCGCTTGCCATTAGTAGAACCCATGTTTCACGTGAAACTCCCACGCATGGCATGGTGTTTTATAACGTTTTGTTATGTACTTGATAGTTGCGTCAATCTGTCTGAATGGGTCTAAGTCCCTGTAATGCGTTGAGCGCATTTGACCCAGTCCATAGTGTGACCCGTTACGGGCAACGTATGACCACCTTGACTCTTTGGTGATGATCGCATTGAAGCATTGGAATTGCTTATAATCCAATAGCCTGGAGTGTGCGTACAACTTCAAATGGTCTTTAGAGTAGTTGGCAGCGTTGGCAGTATCTACCCCTTGCACTGCGATAAAGGCTGAAGCGATAAACACCAGCAATGATTTCTTTTTATTTATCTTTGTTTTACTTTCAAGATTTAATGAAAGAACTTCATTCTGTTGAAGATTGTTCAAAGGCTTCGTGTGTTGTATGCGTCCAGCGTACACCCCACCTGCAAGCGCTACACGCTCACGCAACGCCAATGACTTGATAACAACTTTATAACGATTTGATAACGTTTTGTTATAAATGCCCGTCCACATTGTGGGTTTGGCTTGTGGATAACTCATTGGTGACCCCAGCCCGTACCCTTGAAGGAAATGCCAAAGGTTGAGTAGACCCGACTCATGTTTGTTCCGCAGCAGATTGGTTGGTTTTCCTCGTGGATACTTCGATCCACCTCAACAATGATTTGGCACACCTGGCATTTAAACTCATAGATTGGCATTTGATGTCCCAACTAGCGCAACGGTCATTGACCCGCATGAGTTGCACTGTATCGTTTCCGTGCCTGGTGGCAATAGATCGGTCACCCTGACAATGGTTTGTTGTGTTTTCTTCTTGCACAATCGGCATTCAAATTGCAGTGTTTCCATAAGTACTCCTAATTAGATTTTCAATTGGCTGAAGATTGACCTGAGTCACCCACCAATTTGGCTGCTTTGAGTGTCTGTACCGTGGCTTTTGAGCCATTGCAACGGGTATCCAGCCCGCAATGAAATAATGCGGTGACTTGCCTGTCACCAGCACTGCAATGTCTGTTGGTCGGTCGTACTCGTGAATAATCAACTGCCCTGCTAAGTAAGGCGTGTATTTGACCTCAATGCCGTTGCCTACGTCAGCGCGGTCTTTGTATTTTGACTCAAATGGGTCATAGACAAGGTTGAAATACCTGGCAACAACCCATTCACTGGCGATTGTTTCTGCGTACTGTGCGACGTACTCAGGAAAATTCAACTGCGTGTCATAACGCTTCGCACCGTCAGGGCGTTCGTCAGTGCGTTCAATGCGTACCAATGCAGCCTTGACGCATGTCACTTCATCTTCATGGGTCAATTGCATTTTCATCTGCAAGCCCCACAAAACCAAAGTATTTTGATACCTGACAAATGCTTCTGATACCCAAACTCATCTAAACGTTGCAATGTTTCGCAGTTGTCGCAGCGTTCGACCTTGTACTGAGTTACAACTTCGCCGCCTTTGAGCAGCGTCGCAGTCATGGTCTGCGGGTTGATAAGTTCGCAATACTCACTCATTGGGCACGCCATTTCCCATTTGAGCCAAATACGTACCATTGCGGCTGGCATTGGTTTGCCTTCTCACGTTCAGGGCAGAAATAGCCAGCCCAGTCGTCGCCGTTTTTCTTCTTGCCAGTCTTCCAAAGTCTGTGACCGTGGTTGCACAATGGCGCTTCTTCGACGATCTGACCGCCCAATTGCCCGTCAATCTCAGCAATTGCGTCACGCAAGGTCACGCCGTCGGCTGATGACCCAAATGACGGTGTGCCTGCCATTTCCGCTTCGCCGGGCGTCTTGTAACTTGCAATTTCGCCGTGTTTTGTTGCCCACGGGTCATAGTCGTCAGCGGTTGATTTGGCTACCTTTGCGCTGAGTGTTTCCACCTTTTCCATGTCCTGGCGGGTTGGACGCTTGTCCGTACCCAACAACAACCCAATGCAGCGTCCAATGCTGCTTGTGACCGTGTCCTCTACGAAAAATTTCTTCATTTGCACGTTATAGGTCGCCACGTTTCCAAAGGCGTAGTCCACGGCTGAAGGCTTTTCGTCTTCGTACTCTTTGAAAATTTCAGTCTGAACCAGCACAAAACCCTTTTCAGCATTAAATTCAATGATGTTGTTTTGCACGCGTGCAGACGGGTGAGTTTCCCAAAGTCTTTTAATACGAGCGGCGACGTCTTCATAATTGTCCAGGAAGCCCGCCATTTACTTCACCGCCTTGTTTGCAATGTGACGAACCATTGCTTTACGACGGGCAATGCCTTCGCGCTTGCCTTCTTTGAACCCTTTGGCATAGCCAGCCGCAGCGGCTAAAACCATGAGTGAGATAACGCCAACCAAACGCCCCAATGTTGCAGGGTCTAATAGATCAAGAACCATTTGAATTTCTCCCGAATTCTAGGCGGTAACTGCTACCACCTGAAGTTAGGGTGACGCATGATTGGCGCGCCGTCAACTATTAGGCGTGTTTGTCGGCGTGTCTTGTGGCTTTTGCTTTGATTTGAGTCCATTGCCAGCCAACACACCACCCAATGAACCAGTCAGGAAAATAGCCAGGGTTTTGAGTAAGTCAATGAATGCTGCGTCATTGGGCGCTTGTGCGCCGATTGGTTGAGTCACGAAAATAAGCGCATAAGTTATGCCGATTGTCACAATGAGAAAAACCATTGCCAGGGTTGTGCCAATTATCAAAATCAGTTGTGCGTGTATTTCTTCGGGTGATTTACGGCGTGCGGGTTTGTTGTACGACTTTTCCAATGATGTCGTCAGTGCATGTTCCAGTAGGGACGCACTGCGGTTTCTGACATTCCGCGTTTGTCCAATTTTCGAATTCCTGGCATTCATAGCGTGTCCAACCCTGGTAACCGCAAGCGGATAGCCCCAGCACTGACCCCAATGCCAGGGCTACCGCAGCAAGTTTTCGGGCTATTTCCCCGTTAACCCGAAACTCTGATCATTTGGGTTGAGCCAGCGCAAAATGACTGGTGCAACTGCGGCAACACCGCCCATTGCCAATGCCTTTGGATCAGTTACGCCTGCCATGTATAACGCGAGCGCTGCTGCCATGAATGAGCGCGCCCATGAGGCTACGACTGCTTTGGTTTTGTCCATTTTTTTGTCTCCTTCTTTGGTTTATCTGCCACCTTTGGCATTTCAACTGTTGGAAATTCTCCCTTGTAAGGGACAAATTTTGGAATTCCAAAACCTACGATTTCTTTACCTTCGCCGTATGATCGAACTTTCACCATAACCATGCCGCCATTGCGCTGGTCGCCTGTCCCGCTGGTGTTTCCTTCGATCGTCAAACAAGTCTTTGAGTCAATAAGTCCAACAACAATTCCAATGTGTGAAATGCGGTCAATGCCGTCATGAGGAAAATCCATGAATGCCAAATAGCCCAACTGCGGAATGTTTGACCAGCGTTGCATTTCCTTGAATTTGTGTGCGCCTTGTGCAGTGCCAACGACTGAATGAATTTTGACGCCTGCTTGTGCAGCACACCAATTGACAAATGAACCGCACCAGGGCAACCCGTTTGCCTTTGTAAATTCGCCGTACTTTGTCAGGTTGTTGCCTTCTTCAACTGTGCCAATTTCGGCTTTGGCAACTTCAATGAAACGTGGCGCAGTGCCTTCGGCGTAACTCATTCGCCAGCAACCATTGGTGTGGATTGTTCCGCTTCTGGGTTTTCTAACCAAGCCAAGTAGCGTTGGTAGTCAGAGTTAGCCTCGTCCATAGGAATCCACCACTCTTTGCCGTCTGGGTCAATTCGTTTAATCATCGAACCGCCAAGCAAAGTTGTAACTTCTTCATAAATTGGTTTCATCATAATTCAGAACTCATTTCTATGTAGCAACTAGCATTGTTGGAATAAATAGTTGTTGCGTTTCCTGAAACTAAACCTGTCGCTACAGTAATTGTATTAAAACTAAATGAATTTATGCTTTGCAACAAAGTCACAGCAGAAGAAGCCAAGAAAGTTCCCCCCGCAGCATTTATAGCCTTAAAATGTGTAGCATTTGAAACGGCAGTTGTAGGAACTACTCGCATATAAACTGGAAATGCTACTGTTCCGCCACCACAAATTGTTGCTGAATAAGATTGCCCCACTGCAATAATTGCCCCATCAATATAATTCTGCCGTTGGTAGTAACGCTGGCAAGCGGCTAATTCTCCTTGAAGTGTGCCTGTTGCAGTTTGGAAAGCGGTAGCAACTGAACCTGCCTCGACCTGTATGCCCCAAATGTCAATCACCATACTTGCAGCAGCACCGCAAGCAAAA